GAACTGGACTATCAGCGTGGTTGTCGGCAGATATCTTGATCGTACAGCACACGCCTTGTTAGATGATTTCCTTTCCTACTCTGGAACGAAAAGTATTCGTGCTGCTTTGGAAGGTGATACGACTCTTGGTGGCGTGGCGCAGACTTTGGTAGTACCATCAGGTGCAGACATTTCAAGCCTCAGTTCTGCTGATGCAGAGTTTCTACAAATACAGGTTTCTGTTACAGTTCACGCATAAAGGAAAACTATGACCACATACAAAGTTTTGACTAGCAAGTTTGCTTTAGGAAAACAGGGCGAATCGGTGGACAGCGCACTGTTGGATGGGTGTAACATTGAAGCATTGGTTGAAGCAGGTCATATTGCTGAAGTCAGTTCTAAAGTCAAAAAAGAAAACATGGAAGAAACGGACAAATAATCATGGCTGCAATCGTTCTCACAAATGCTGATATCACCGTCAATGGTGTGGTGCTTTCCGATAGAGCAAACTCTGTCACGCTCACCTACGAAATTGAGGCAGTTGAATCAACAGTTTTTGGTAGCAACAGGTCTTTCGTGGGCGGTCTGCAAAACATTGCTATTGAAGTTGAGTTCCTACAAGATTTCGCAGCAGCAGAAACCGAAGCAACAATTTTCCCATTGGTCGGACAACAGACTACGGTTACGGTTCGCCCAAGTGCAGCAGCAACTAGCGCAACGAATCCACTCTATACAGTAAGTGGAACTTATCTTGCTAGTCATACACCTGTGGCAGCAGCCGTTGGTGAAATGGCAATGACTTCGCTTTCGTTTGCTGGTGGCACGCTAGTTAAAACAACTGCATAAACAAATCAATTAGTTAGAAGGAGATCGCAATGAAAATTGCTTTACAAGTTGAGTTCAATGACGGTACGAAAACGCCTGTTGATGCAGTGTTCGCTGACTTTGTTGCGTTTGAGCGCACATGGTCACGCAGCGTTGCACGCTTTGAGACAGAACTTCGTTTAACAGATTTGGCTTGGCTGGCGTGGCACAGTGAAAGCCGTACACGCAAAACTAGTTTGAAGTTTGATCCTGATTGGATTAACACTGTTACGAATGTTGAAATCCGTGAGGATGAAGTAGAGGCAGGCGCAAGCCCAAAAGAAAGTTAGATTCTGAATCGGCGCATTGGGCTATAGCGTTCCTTGCTATAGAAACAGGCATTGCACCTTCGTTGCTGGTTCAAGAATCTGAGGAAATGCTGCAAACCATGTTTGATGTGATTAAGAAGCGTAACGAAAACAGCAAACGCAGACGGTAGTAGCATAAGCGTTTATGGATGGCGTACAACTCAACTTTTACGGACTTAATGAAACGATCCGTTACCTAAAGAACTATGAGTCTGATCTATATAAAACTTTGCGCAAGGACTTGGTAGATAAATCTACGCCGTTAGCAAAACTGGTTGGGAGCCGTTTCCCTGTGAAGCCTTTAAGCAACTGGCACAGCACAGGGGATCGTAGAGGCGCAGCAAGGATGCCGCCATACATGGTTGGTAAAGCGAAAGCAGGTGTGAAAGCGATTGCTGGCACTGGTGTATCCCGTAGGGGTAGCAGCCCTATTTTGCGTATTCAACAAAATGATGCTGGCGGTCAAGTATATGATTCCGCTGGTATAGGCAGTAGGGAATCCGCTGAATCAACTTTCATTGACAACCTTGATAGCAAATCTAAATCTAAGAGCAAGCGTGGGCAGACTCGTTCTCGTATAATGTTTGGTACGGTAAAAGGTAATCAGGGAATGATTGAACAAGATATTGTTGCCATCATCAAAACTGTTGATTCTTACACCACACAAGCGATCAACGCTGGAACAGGAAAGTAACTTATGGCTGTTGGCGTAAACATAGTTTCCAGTTTTGATTCTAAAGGTATTCGTAAAGCGTTAAACGATTTCCAAAAGTTAGAAGGCGCAGGAAATAAAGCAACCTTTGGTTTGCGTACGGTTGATAAAGCGTTTACGAACGGCGCAAAGAATATCGCTAAGTATGGTGGTTTGCTGGCGGCAGGTTTGGGTGGCGCAGCGTTATACATGGTTAAGGGTGCAGAGTTAGCGAAGCAAGCGGATGATCGTCTTGTTGCTGTTGCTAAATCTATGGGTTTGTTTGGTACGCAAGCACAATTTGTTACTGCCCGTTTAATCAAGTTGGCTGACGCACAAGAATATGAGTTAGGTGTTACTGCGGAAACGATCAAACTGACGCAAGCGAAACTGCTCACCTTTAAAGAGTTGGCTGTTACTGCTGATGAGGTTGGTGGTGCTTTTGATCGTGCAACGGTGGCTGCTGTTGATTTGGCTGCGGCAGGTTTCGGTGAAGCATCACAGAACGCCACACAACTAGGTAAAGCGTTGAATGATCCGATCAAGGGTATTACTGCGCTTGCCCGTTCTGGTGTTACTTTCACAGCGCAGGAGAAAGAAAAGATTAAGGCTCTTGTTGAGTCAGGCAAAATGCTTGAAGCGCAGGACACTTTGTTGAAGGCGATTGAAACGCAAGTTGGTGGCACTGCTGCTGCTACCGTCACAGATACTTTCAAGATCGGTGCTGCGTTCGGTCATGTGCGAGATGTGATTGGTACTTTGTTGCTGCCAATATTCGAGAAGTTGGCAAACTTCATGGTGAACACGGTTGTTCCGTATGCTACAAAAGTTGAAGAAGCGTTCGGTGAGGGTGGTGTTGCTGGCGGTCTAAAGTTTTTGGCTACAGGCTTCTTGAATGTCACAACGAATATGGGCACTTTCGGCAATGTGTTGCTCGCTTTGACTTCTGCGTTTATTGCGTTTCGTGCTGTTGCTATCGCCGCTGCGATTTCACAAAACTTGTTTAATGTGGCGTTGCTGAACAATCCAATCGGCAGAGTTGTAGCGATCTTGATTACTTTGGGTGTTGCTGTTGTTGCTGCATACATAAAGTTTGAGGGCTTCCGCAAGGTTGTTAATGCGGTAATCAATTCCATTATCGCCACTATTGAAAACTGGTTGAATGTTTGGATCAAAATTATCAACGCAATCATTACTGGAATCAATTTGCTTATTAAGGGTGCGAACTTCTTTGGTGCAGGTTTGGAGGAAATCGGCAAGATTGGTGAAGTTGAGTTTGGGCGTATCGGTTCTGCTGCTGAGGGCGCACGCAAACAAATAGGTTCGGTCGCTGAAGTTGCTGGTGGCATGGCTGCTAAAGAAGGAGGATTGAACAAGATTGCTGCCGCATTGAAAAAGGTTGGAACTGAGGCAGGTGGTGAAGGTGATGGCAGTGGTACTGGTGGTGCTGCGAAAGCGGTTGAAACTGCTGGAGAAAAACTACAGAAATATATTGACAAGTTGAAAGGTTTGACTTCTGCGCAGCGTTCGTATCGTGATTCACAAAAGGGTGTTCTGAAAGCCGATACAGATTTGTTGGAAGCAAAAACAAAACTTGCTGACGCACAGGCATACATGAATCAGGTCTTGAAAGGTTATGGTGCTGGAAGTAAGCAGGCTAAGGATCGTCAGAAGGAATTGGATAAGGCGCAGCGTGGTGTTGAGCGTTCCAATTATGATGTTGAAGGCGCAGTGTTTGCTGTTTCTAATGCTGAAGCAGAGTTGGCGAAGTTGCGTGCTGATCCTGAGTCATCTGCACAGGCGATTCGTGAGGCAGAGATTAGTTTGGCTGAAGCGAAGTTGTCTGTTGCTGATGCGACCGATTCGCAAACAGATGCCACCAATGAACTTGCTACAGCACAACTGTTGTTGCAGGAAGCGATTAGTGGTGCATCGGAATCTAGTGACACATATTTGGAGGCTGCTAAGGCGTTGAAGGATGCGCAGATTGCGGAACGGGATGCAACGGATCAGCAGACTTCTGCGTATGAGCGTCAGAGGGATGCGTTGGATGCACTTACAAAAGCACAGAAAGAGGCTGCTGAGGCTAAGACTGGTGTGAAGCCTGCGGCTGCTGCTGCTGCTGAAGCGGCTGCAAATGCGCCTGTAGTTGTTGGTGGCGCACCTGTAGCACCTGTAGCACCTGTTAGCACTGGCAGCCCAC